CGGTGGCGAAAGGTGCAGCGACAGCAAAGGCCATTACGGATGGAATAACCACTCTATCCACCTCTATGGAGACGATTAATTCATCCCTACAGGCTGGTCAGGCGGCTGCGGCTTTGCCTGCCACATCCTATGGGGGTGGGAGACGTACTAGACGTCGGCGCGGCCGTGGTAATAAAAAAACGAGACGTTAAGTTTGCGGAAAAATAAGGGCAACTTATTAGATGCCTAAGCAAACTAAAAAGAAGGGGATTACATGGGCAAATAATAGGGGATTGCCGTTGAATAACGTAGGATACACGCTCGCAAAGGGAAACTACAACCGAACGTCGAGCGTAAATATGGCCGCCTTACGTCTGCGTCATGCAGGACTTCCTCAATATATTGAAGACTATGAGCGCCGTCCAACTCGTAAAAACTGGGAAAATCAACAAGAGGCGATGCGGTATGAAGATGCTCTGAGATCTGCTATGGACACATATCCACAAGTGAGTGATGAAAATCTGGACGAGTGGTATAGAAGTTTCGGGAATGCATCTCCCTTTACGGGAGAGAATGGGACACCCCGAATGGGTACCGCCGTGCCAACTCGTAATGAGTTAGATTACGATGAAGAACTGGGATTGTCGGCACATGGTGGCGGCAAGCGATCGCGTAAGCGTAGAGGGTCACGTAGAAAGACGCGTAGAAAGACGCGTAGACGTGCCTAAACCCATCCCTCCAATATCAATCAAGAATGTCAAGACAAACCTGTAAAGGTGCGCTGCTCATAAGCGGCGAACCTGGCACAGGTAAATCGCGCTGGATCCGCGAAGACGCCGCCGCCTCCAAGGCAAAACTCTTTCGCTGGAATGCGCGCGTCGACCGCTCTCTCCGTGAGGGCCGTGAGATTCTTCATCAACAGGTGCGGTCCAAGGAGCGCCTCTATGTCTGGATCGAGGGCGTCGACGACCTTACGCAGGAGGCCCAGGCCTTTCTACGACGTATTCTGGAGACCGCATCGGCGAATGTCACCTGTTGTCTCGAGGTGCGAGAGGTATGGAAACTCTCACCCCCGATTCTCTCCCGCTGCACGATCATTACAATGCGCGCCGAGAACTCCTATAGAGTTGCTAAGAACAAGGTCATCGCACGTCATCTCGGCATCGCAGATGATTCGCAGGCCGCCATCCCCCAGTGGAACGAGATTCATCTTTCCAGAAAGCGTGGCGAGAATCCGTATGCGATTCTGGACGCCATCATTACCAGGCACGGAATGGATAACCCCGACGTGCAAGAGTGTATCCGTGCGATCGGGGCAGGTTCTTCTCCGTGGATTCAACTCACCCAGTTTTTAATGAAGGTGCGTCCGGCACAAACTCTATAACTCCAAGAACTAAACTAGGTATGGACAGTGGAGAAGGAGTCAGCGTATACGCGGAGGCCAAGTCCGAGTATACGAAGCAGTTATGCCAATACATTGTGCCGTCGATTCAACAGTATTTCTTGGATTTGCTGGAGGAGGCCAAGCAGAAGGAGGAGGACCCGAAGCGTGTTCTCATGATGTTTCAAACACTCCTAGAGGACATTTCCGACTGGAATGTCGATAAGGTGCAGCGCGAGACTGCATCGATTGTGAGTGGCTCCCAGTGTGATTATCTCGAGGAACTCATGACAGCCGTCTTTATTGCGCACACGAAGGTGTTATCCGCTATACGCCTCACGACGAAGCAGAAGAAGTTGCAGATTACGATTCCAAAGTTGGACCATTTCATTCACCGGATTCTGCGGGAGTGTTCGCGCCTTCTTTGGAGCAACACCTATCTCTTTTCCACGAGTGCCCCGTCTCTGGAGCGCCAGAAGAATCTTCGGGTCATTGAGAACTTCCTACAGGAGGGAGTTCTTCAAGGAATCCGTGGCATGCTGCCCGTTAAGAATATTCTGCGGGAATATTTGAAGGATGACGACGAGAAGGAGGTTGAGGAGGATGCCGAGAAGGAAGAGAAGAAGGAAGAAAAGGAGGAGAAGGTCGAGAAAGAAGAGGAGAAGCCTGAGGCTGAGGAGAAGGAGGAGACAATCGTAGTCTCTACGACACCAATATCCTTTACAGGTAATGACACTCTTGATAGTATGGACAATGAGGTATTTGAAGATGTGGAGGAGGAGGCGGCCGAGGAGATTAAGATACTCGACGAGCCTCCGGAGCCGATGGACATCTTTGAAAACTTGGACGCCAAGGGAAATGAGATGGATATGGAGTTTGAGACCCTCGACTAAATGCGCGCGTCTGCGCCACTTCAACCCACTTTTTTTCCTTTTTTACGCCCAGAATGTCGGCCCCACTAGTCCCTGGTATGATCATAGGTGGTATACTTATTTCAGGCCTCGGTGCAGGCAGCACCTATTTTTTAGAGGAGAAGAAGCCGAGCGCCAAATCTCTTATGCGCGATTTCATCATCGGCGCCATCATGGTTATGATGATCCTCCAACTTCTTCCAGAGTCGTCCTCCTTCCTTATAGAGTATGTCATGGCCCTCGTTCCTCTCTCCCTGGTCAAGTCTGTTCAAACAGGGGGGGAGTCTATGGAGGTCAAGGTGGGCGTTCCGCGCTTTTAGACGAATAGAGACCACTTTTTCACATCACCAATCTCTGATGGGTTCACTTGGAACCGATCAAAGGCTGGCGCGGAGAACTGCTGGGCCGGCACGGCCCCGTGCACGGACTCAGCAATATGCTTATACAAATCGAAATCGGGGAAGCGCTCCTCACCCGACGGCTCCACCAGAATATTGCGCCCCTCATCGTCGATCATCCACTTCCAGAGAACATTGTAGAGGGGCGAAACGGTCTCCATCATCTGCAGGCCGTCCTCCGAACTCATCTCCTCGCCCCCCTCCTTGTCATCCGGCGCATCGGGAAAGAGAGCATCAAAGAGGCTGACCGACAGACGCGCGAGATCAAAGGACGGGTTCGGCTTCACCTCGTTGATGGGCTTCGGATGCAGCGGCCGGAAGCAATACTGGCCGTCCGCGTCATTGCCCGACTTGAAATCGTCGCTGAAAAACATCTTGCCGTTGATCGTGAAAATGGCTCTTCCAAAATCAATGATGCGGAAGAGTTTACCGAAGGTCGGCACCTTGAAGGTCTCGCCACTCCGCTTCGTATAGTATAGAAACTCCTCCTCCGTAGGTGTCCACACAATATTGTTCGTGTGAAGATCGTTGTGCGTGAGGCCAATCACCCCCTGCGCAACACTCAGGGCGGCCAGCACCTGGAAAAGCCAGGCCGACCATCTATGCTCCCAGGCGTCCGTACCAGGCGTGGCTCCCACCAGGCCGTAGTCGTCGAGCAGAGCATCCATGGTCCCCTCATTATTCTCCAGCCCGATCATCATTACAGGGAAGTTCGTGATCTCGGAATAAATGCGATACTTAGCCTCGATCTCCGTCTCCTCGGTAATGTCGGAGTCACCCTCCTTGTCTTCAGCAAAAGACAGATCCGACATCTTATCCGAGTGCAGCGAGGCGGTGTCACCGTCTACGACATCCACGTCAATCTCCTCCTCAGATTCCGATGCCATATCCGACACGGACGGCTCCCGTAGGATATCCTTCAAGACATCAGCCGTGACCTCCTCGTTCGGATCCTTGGAATAGGCCACGTGGAGTTTATAGAGTCCCCGCTTCTGCCCATGCCAGAACCAGCGGGTGTTTCGGAAACTCTTGAACTCCTCCGTGAGATTATATCTATAGGTCTCGGCGTTGGCGCAAAAGGCCCCGTAGAACTCATTGAAGTGGGGCGAGATTCCGAGATCGCGGAGACGGCTGAGGGCATACGACGCCACCACCTCAATGTAGGCCTGGTTCGCCGGATCCTGGAGTTTCGTCCAGGCAGCGGACCAGGTCTTGGTGTGCCACGGGAGTCCGGCCCGCTTCGGAAGACTGTACTCGCCCTTCATCCAGCGAATCGGGTCCAGAAGATGCGTCACCTTCAAGAAGGCTTCACGCTGGATCGGCTGCCCCGAGACATCCGTGTTGCTGATCAAGCCTACGGAGCAGACACCGGATGTTCCAGAAATGTCTATCGCCGATATTCTATATTTGGAGTCGAGCCAGATTGACCCAGACTGGTGCTTCGTGATGCGAAAGAGTTTGCTCAAAGTCGGGAAATATGTCTGGAGATCATGAAATCCACGGACATGTTTCAGTTCCTCTGGCAGGGGGGCGGTCTGAAAACGAGAGGGGGGTAAAGGGATACCCCGGAGTATTGATTCCATTCTTACAAACCAACGTATATGTTCTATTGAGTGTAAAACGCGTGTTCAAAAAAATGTGGCTCATTCAGACAACATGGCCGCCGCCGTCAATGTATCATTAAAAAAGTTTGATATGCGCAAGATCCCCCAGGACGCCGTCGTCATTTTCATCGGCCGTCGTCGCACGGGTAAATCCACTCTAGTGCGTGATCTGCTCTTTCATCACCAGGAGATGCCTCTCGGAACCGTTATCAGCGGCACGGAGGAGTCAAACTCCTTCTACGGAAAGATGATTCCTCCCCTGTTCATTCACGGCGAGTTCTCTCCGCTGATTCTGGCCAACTTCGTCAAGCGGCAGAAGATGATTATGGCCCGGATTCAGCGGGAGCAGAATGGCGGTGTAGGAATAAAGTCCCGCCTGGATCCCCGCTCCTTTATGATTCTCGATGACTGTATGTACGACGATTCATGGACCCACGACAAGAATATTCGTTATCTTTTCATGAACGGTCGTTGGCTGAAGGTGTTCTTCATCATCACTATGCAGTATCCGCTCGGTATTCAGCCGGCTCTCCGGACGAACGTGGACTTCGTCTTTATTCTGCGCGAACCCTATACGACGAATCGCAAGCGCATCTTTGAGAACTACGCCTCCGCCTTCCCCTCCTTTGAGTTTTTCTGCCAGATCATGGACCAGTGCACGCAGAACTACGAGTGCCTCGTGGTAGATAACACCAGCCAGTCGGCGAAACTGGAGGACTGTATCTTCTGGTATAAGGCCGATATTCACGGCGATTTCCGCATCGGTGCCCCCGAGTTCTGGCAGCACTCGGCCAACTACTATCGCGACAAGGAGGAAGAGGATGCGAATGCCTATGATCCAAATGCCGCCCAGCGGCTCAAGGGACCGAAGATCGCAGTAAATAAGAAATTCTGATGAGGATATAGTATGACGAGTGATATATATAATATACTCCTTGTCGGGCTATTCGCCTTCGCCCTACTTATCATTGATCGCCACGTGAGAATCAACCCCTTTTTAGCGAACGAGGGATTTCAAGTCCACGGCTACCCCACACGCTGCGGAACAGATCTTCCGCCCTGTAACCACGGCAAACGGTGTATCAACGGATTCTGCCGCAGCGAGGACACCATTCAACTCTACGATAGAAATCCTCTTCCGGTTGTTCCGTGAAAAAATCGGCTATAACTAGAATGAAGGTTCGTGGTGGATATAGTCTCGCTGGCCTTGTGCTCGTGCTCTTACTTGCCGTGTCGTTCCTCCCCTGGCTCCGTCGCACATTTTCGCGTTCGTTTCCTGAGGGCTTCCAGACGCTGACGGGCGTGGATACGCGCCGCGGAGACTGTAAGGGGGTGATATGCCAGGAGGGCGAGTTCTGTCAGGAGAATGTGTGCCGCCCCGTCGCCGCGCCCATTACGAATGACTATTTCCCCGATAAGTAAAGGGATGTTGCAAAAATCTGAAACTTAGCCTTCAAAGATTCTAAGTTTTTGATTTTTCTATAAAGGGATTACTGGCCCGCGCCCGAAAGATCCATCTTACGCGCCATGGCGAGGTCGGCCGGCCCCGAGGAGCCGAACATGCTTGAGAACTGGTTCTCGGCCTCCACCGGCGCACCGACGACAGCCGTGTCATCACCCGTGACCTCCATAGAGGCAATCGCATTCTTCGAGCGGCTGGTGGCCGCGGTGCGGCGCTCGCGCTGGAACGATTCGCGGTGCTCCTCGTTCTCCTTATACTTCTTCATGAGCGTATTGAGTTGGTCCTCGGCATACTCCTGCTCCTTCACGTCGCTCGGCTCCGGGTCCCACGGGAGCCACTTCCCGACCTCACCTACAAAGATGTTATGGAGCGTGTCCTGGCGCTGTAACTTCTTCGAGCGCATGACGGCCTCATCCTGCGAGGCGTAGGTGCCACGGATCTTGAGCCCCCGAACCGTCGTCCGGAACTCGTTCTTCGCATAGAACTCATCCTCCAACTTCGTCTTGTTCACGTAGAGATACTCGTCGAAGACCTCCTTCAACTTCGACTCGCGCATCTCCTTCTCGTTGGCCTTCACGAACTCGTGGAAGGAGTCGATCGTGAGGTCCACGCGGACCTTTGACTTACGACAGATGTCCGACGCGCCGCT